GACTAGAGCCCACAGTCGCATAACAGCAGCGTCGGCAGCGTTGACGATCTTCACGTCGATGGTATCAGCAGCAGCGTAGTACTTACCGTCGGACAACCCCGTAACAGTGTTAGGAGTGCCTTCGCTAAGTGCTAGAGCTGAACAGTATGACGCAGCAGTATTTGCGTTCACGCCGTCAAGATAGCCATCGGGATCAGCGCCGTCGCCCACATCAATAGTGAGCGTACCGCCTTCGGCCGTAGTAACATCCAAACCGACGTTTAGCACGAGGGTCTTAGCCGGAAGCGAAAGAACTTCGATAACATCGCCGCCCGCAAGAGCCGTAGCCCCTGCAGCAGCACGATCAGTAGTGATCGTAGCGAAGTTCAAATCGACTTCCATGACGCTGACTTTCGTAACGCCCATCGATGGATGTGCTGCGGTTCCCTTGTTGAAACCGTGGGAATCGGTATAAGTAGCCATTTATATAGCCCCCTTACAGCGTGATAACGCCGACAGCCAGAGCTTCAGGCTTAACGACTTTATAGCCGTAGACCTGCAGACCCCGAACGATGTCGCCGAAGGTGGTTTCAGACCGGATGGTTTCCATGTTCGTCATCTGAGATGCGAACGTAAAGCCCATCTTATGCCCCGCAATAATGCTGTACTCAGCGCCATTCTTGTAAAGGTTATGGCTCATGTACAACGTAAAGCGGTCGATCATACCCAGACGGCCATTACGGGAGATAGACACACTATCGCCAGCAAGAGACGCGTCCTTAAGATCTGAACGTTTGATGATGCCTGCCATTTTTGCAGGAATAACCAGATAACGATCAGACTCTGGGCAATTCGCTTCGTCAAGGACAGTACCCATATTGACGATGAAGTCAATCACACTATCCTTGTCTAGGGCTTCCGGAGTACCTGCCACGCCGAGGTCAATGTCCCCCGAAATGCGACCGGCAGTGAGGCCCTTATTAAGCGCCGACACATCTGGAAGAAGATCGGTAAGCACGCGCTCATCAATCTTAATCTTCATCTTCTCAGAAGCATCTTCAGTCCAGGTGTCCATCAAGTTGATGTCAGTCTGAACCTGATCGACGTCGTCCTCGACCGCAGCAAAATACTCACCCTTGTCGATGAGCAATTGCAGCTTTGGCTTATCAGGCGTTTCCACCTGGAGCGTTTGGCCTTTGACGTAATCACGAATGGTAATTTCCGGAGTAGTACGGATATTAACCGTATCACCCATGTTACGTATTTCGCCTTCGTAGCTAGTATTGGCGATAGCGGCCAGGACCGTGGCGTCGTAGAAGTTCTCGATGAGCTTCCCTGACCACAGCTCGGGAATAAAATTACCCGAATAATCTGACCGCCCTGGAGAGACGGGATAAACAGCCATTGGATATAGTCCTCAGTATGGCATTAAACAATGCGACCTTCCCGCTGTGCGGCGAAGATGTCGCGTTCGATCCGATCACGATCCTTCTCCCGTCCACGATATTTACCGATTCGAACATCATTGAAAAACGCAGCAATGTCAGAACGGGAATATTGAGGTTTCGAGCTATCCGCAGGGGGTGCAGAACCTCGGGTACGGCCTGGAGAGACTTGACGCTCCAGTTCGGAGACGGCTCGTGTTGGAGAGGCAGTTGCAGGCTGGCCCTGCAGCGACTGCCACGTAGTGAAAAAGCTAGCGGCCCTAGTAGGATTACCTTCCTGCTGTGCCCGCTCTAGGTATGATTGCCGGGTTTGGCCCGTCAGAGGATCCGTCTCCAACAACCAAGTATGGAAGTCGGGGTCCGAATTGATCTGCTGCCAGTGGGGTACGGCTCGGCCTAGCTCTGCCCAGAAAATTTGCTCGGTACTAGCAGTTTGCTGCTGCACCACGCTTTCTACCTGGGGCAGAACCGTCGATTGAAGCGACTGAACCTGCTGACGAAGCTGCATTAGCTCGTGAGCCATGGGATCTAGTTCTTCCTTAGACACCTTCCGCATAACGTCTATAGACCCGCCGTACTCCTCTACATCAGTATTAGATACGTAAGATCTTGGCGCATATGCATTAGGCTCCGACCGTTCACTGGGAGACGGGGCCGTTGCCAGTAGTTGCTCCATTTGCTGGAGACGATGGGTCTGGTCACCTACCTGCTTACGCAGGGTCGGAACCTCGGCATTGTACATACCTTGAAGAGTCCTATAACGTTGCTCATAGGTCTCCTCACTCTGATCTGCACCCTGATCGACTGGTGCGGGTGCACTAGTTTCCTCAACTATAGAGTCTGCATCCGAATCTGGAACATTAACAAGCTCTCCGCCTTGCGGTTCTTGTTCGTCCATAGAGGCATAGAATTGATTCACGGCCTCGGATTGCTCTCTAATTTGCCTGGGTACAGCCACTTAACGCTCCTTTCGGTATGCGTAACTAAAACGACTAAGACTGTCGTATAACATCAGGGGCTTCTTTAAATAGCCGATTAATCTCGGCTAACACTTGGCACCGCCCCTGTGAAAGTGCCGTAGTGGTTAGAGCGCGGGGTAGCTGATGCAACTCATGCATATACCAGCTCTCCAGATAATCCTTTAGATCTGTCTGGGTTGTGCTGAGATGCGCAAGCTGCTGCCATACCCTATGCTCAGGTTTAAGCATTGCCAGTGGCCCTGTTCTGTACAGTATTACCGTCCATTCCGCCTTTAGGAGTGCCGTCAGGTTGCATAGGTGCAGGCTGGGGTGGTGCCCCAGGTTGTCCAGTTTGGGCCTGTGGCCCCTCTAGTTCCTGCATCCGCGACTGCAACATAGTCCGATACTCAACTGTCTCCTTAGATGGAATAACATCATCGACTGGCATTTGTAGCCCTTTGGCTACTTCTCTAAGAATAGCTGCTCGGCCATCCTTACCAAGAATTTCTGTATCTATTGGGTTTGCTGTAGCGTTCAAAAACTCAATGCGCCTTACATTAACCGTTTCTTTTACGGCTAGGTTTATAGCACCTTTAGCAATTACCTCTACATCGCCTTTAATAGATTCATCAGGATCATAGCGCATATTATACACAAACTGACGTTTTACAATAGGTTTTACAACATCAGAATCTATATGCATAACAACCTGCCGGATGCCTTTTCCAGCAGCGCCCATGAGCATGGATAGCCCGGAGGACGTACGGCCTGCGCCTTGTACGTTTAAATCCCCATACACATAAGCTGGAATACCAGAATGGTCATCAGCTAAACGGCTAAACTTTTCGTAGACGGCCATTAATTCGCCGGAACGGGAATCGGGCTGATTAAACCGAACTGCGGGATTCTGGGAACCGGAAGGGTCTGATATGACCTGCCAGATCTTCCAAGGGGCCATGTTGGTTAGATCTTCGTTCGGCGGCAACCGCTCAACATTTACCTCGACCTGAGGGCCAGAGGCGATACCCATATTGTTTACCAAGGCGCGCGCCGCTGCGTTGCAGATACCCTGCAAGTCCTCGATAATTTTCGGAATGCCTTTACCCCAGAACGCGCCCGGGCACTTGATAAAAGAAGTCTTAGCGTAGGGCTTTTCGCCTAGCGGATCATAATTTAGTACCGCTTTAATAACGTAACTTCCAATCAGCCATACGTTCGCGTCGTACTCAGTAGCGGGGTCGAGCACTTCCTCCTCGGTCATACCCCACTCTATTAGCATCTCGCCGCTGACTTTGCCCCAAAATTCAATGGCTTCATACTCGGGCGTAGGCCGCATATGAGTATAGAACTTACGCTCCTCCTCTTCCCGTGCCTCATCCACACCGTCATCAATTGGTCCCGTGCGTCCCGCGTTAGGGCCGTTGTCTAGAATTTCGCGGATGGCGGATTCGTCGTAACCGGGTACACCAATTAGCTCGGCCAAGGTTGTACGGGTTAATTTATGCAGCTCAATTATGTACCCGTCGTTAATATTTGTGATGCCGGGCTCTGGGTAAATTTGGAAAGGGTCAACGCGTTCATACTCAGGAGCTAATTCCTCACTAGCCTCAACCGCAGTAGCGCCATCCTCATCCTGCTTCCACCCCAACTTGCGCTGACGGCGCACAATCGGGCCTTTAACAAACGCGCAGGGGAACGTAACAATATCAGTAATGAAATCGTTAAATGCATGCGCCCAGCCGCCGTGAGCAAACTGGTCTTTAATCCGTGTGGTCATACGATCCGCACGGTTATGAGCGGCTTCTAGAACCCGGAATCTATATTCCTGGCCCAGAGCCTCACGCATGGCTAGCATTTCGTCTTTACTAGGAGCCTGCCCTAGTACTTGAATAGACCGCATAACGTTTTCAGCAAACGCTTCTTCTAGTTCGGCGGACTGCTCCGGAGACAAATCGGGGATAGGAGTAGGCTCCAAGTCCCAGGGAGGGGTTCCCGTGTCGAGCAAGATATCCCGCAGCCAGCTTTCAGCGGCACGACACTTAACCTCAGTCAGCATCATGTAAACATCAGAACCGCCCTGGTCGCGGATCTGTGTCAATTTATTCGCTTCATACTCACCGTTGCGCTGCCGCATAGCCCGCAGCATTTCGGCCTCGATAGGCTTCTTAGCCATTCGAGCGGCATCCCAACAAGTACGAACATGCGAAGCTAGTCCCAACAAAATAGGATTTTGCTGAGTATCAACTTCCGGCGGGGTAGCTTGTTTGTCTAATTCAGAACTACTTACAACCCGGAGAAACGACAGCCCTGCCATAAAAAACGCTCAATAGTAAGCTCTAATATACGCTAACATAAAAAGATTCTAGCTACTAGCTATTAGTGGGCAAAAAAATCCCCGGCAGGGCCGGGGATAAGACAGGAGTAACAAGCAAGAGAAAGCATCAAACAGGGCCGAGTATAACCCAAACAAACCCTAAGTCCACCCTGCAGCACTAATCGATTTAATCTCTCGACGCCGAGTAATGTGTGAATGTTCCCCGGCACTACCAATATGTAGCATAAGGTACTGCAGCGCTTCGGCCACATGGGAATGGTCATTTTTGGATATGGTCGCAACCCCCTTGGGTTTATACCTGTACCCGCCCATCATCGCAGCTTTCAACCGCGTACACCGAGGGTCCATTAGTAGACCAGAGTCGCCGTCCACCTGCCGCATGAGATACTCATCCACGGCGTTAATCCGCGCAGAAATACTATTAGTACGCGCAGGAATAACCCGAAGCCCCTCCGCTTTTATGATATCCACCGCACTACGCTCATCCGTTTGCGCTCGCTGCCGCCCAGCGGGGTCAGTAACGACCATTACCGGGGCACCCGGAAACCTATGAAACAACAACGGGCGTAACACAGTACGCACAAACCGCTGTACTCCCATGTCAAAACTAACCGCCTCATCGAGAATAAGCGCCCGCCCTCGGGGGTCTTGCTGCCCAATAACTGCGGCTGGCGTTAACCCCAGATCCATACCAACTACGATTGGCCTGACGCCATTGACTATGGGGCTTAATGGTTTCTTAGCGATGTGATATTCCGGATTAAAATACTGATAGACCGGCTTACCGGCAGAACTAATGCCGTACTCCCCATCTATATAGACCCGGATATACTCTTCAGAGCGCCCCTGTGTGTCGTAGTACCCCTCGGGTAAATTCTCAATATTCTCGCCATACGGACTGCGTCCACTAGGCTGCTTGAACACGGCCCAGGCGTTATCGTTAGGCGATACCCCGTCTTTGGAATCTAGGTGTTCCATCTGGTAATACCACCATGTATCCATGGTCGGAGGGTTAGTATCCCCCCACATCCCGTGCCACGTAGGGCCTACATCACGTTTTGAAGGAAAGCGGCCGACGCGCTTGGACATTGCATCAATAATATCCGGGTGGATATCCCGGCACTCGTTAAACCAAGCGAACGTAAGCTCCAGGGAGTTAAGGTTGGCAACATCATCAGCGTCGTCAAGGGCACGGAACATTACCTCGCATTCAACATCCCCCAGTTTAAAAAAATATGTTTTAGTGGTTTTCATATAGTGGCCGCACAACCCGGGCGGAAACCAGTCCAGAAACGTCTTAATGGTTGTATCCTGGAGTTGGCGGGCTGTCTCGCGGACTATTGCTGCGCGCGTTCGGCGTATCCCCTGGGAATCAGGCTCCTGCATAGTTGCGCGGCGCACTATCTCAAAGCTACATGTTACGGATTTGCCGCTGCCTACAGGGCCCATTAACACCCGCATTGGCGCATCATCGCGCATAAACTGACGCCCAGTGGGCGGCGGAGTGTAGTCAATTTCGTGGGTCATGTATCCAGTTCGCCTGCTTCGCTTGCCTCGCTTGCCTCGCTTGC